CATACTTCATCGTTAGCGGTGAGTCGTATTATGTGCGAGCCAATTCTGAGGAAGAGGCTGAGGCTGTTTGGAATGTCGGCATGGGATACCTTGACGCTTCCAACTACCCCGAATTTGATATGGAAGAAGACCCCTTCGAGCGTATCGAATATGGAGAGGCATACACAGCGGTTGAGGCTATCACAGACTTCAGTGTCTGAGGCTACTGTTAGACTAGTAACATAACGAAAGGGAAAACAATGATTGAGACCGCATTCGCAATACAGGTTGCTGTTCGTGACGCTGTATATTCGCAAGAGGTGACTAGTATCGCTTCTACTATTGCCAAGCAGTATCAGAATCTTACACAGGAAGAAATGATTGCTTTGCTTGCTAGTCTTCTCTCTGAGGCTACTTCTATCGCTTCATTCTTTACCGCTGAGGTTTGCCTCGGTGAAGAGGGTATGGAACAACTCAACGCAACTATCGAAATGCTTCAGGAAATGGGGAACGAATAATGGAAGACTACGAGAACATCAACATTGAGATGAAAGACCTGCCATCTGTAGGCGGAGTGCTGACTCCAGGACGACACGCTGGTGAAATATCTGAGGGTGACCTCGGTATCGAGACTGCTCTCGCTAACCGTGTCAACGACCTGACTAAGGAACTTGAGGCTTCCAAGTCAAATGCTACACGCTGGGAAGAGAACTACTACCGTGAGTCTCGTAACCTTGACGAAATCCGTAACAAACTCGGGGAACTTCTCAAGACACAGATTGAGCACGAACTAATCACCAACACTGGTGCTAAAGAGATTGCTGAATTGGTCGGTTGTGAACTCACCAAGACCGTAAACGTATCTGGTATTATCAACTTCTCTGGTCAGATTGAGATTAGCATCTTTGAGGACACTGACGAACTTGACCGCTATGAACTTGAGGCTGACCTGAACGTGGCTTATGGCTATGACGCTCTGGGCAACTTTGACTACGACCTCGACTCTGTGGAGTTTGACGACGAGTAAGGACCTGCAGGCTAGGATGGGGTTGTGTTAATTCCTTTCTTGGCTCCATCCAATAGACCTAGGCATGTCTTTAAACTGCCTATTCTCATACCCTGCGAGGGCGGCGCCCCGATCTGCTAATGTAACAATCTAATTACGAAGACTTAAAAATGTCCCCCAAGACTTGTAATTGTCGGTGGTATCTGTCATACTTATATAAGTAAACACCGCTAACGAAAGGTTACACATGGCACACGAATTAGAAAAAGGACAAAACGGAGAAGTTGCTTTCGCATCATTCCGTGAACCTGCTTGGCATGGTCTTGGTACTGTGTTCGAGGAAGAAGTAAAGACATCAGATATGCTGAAGTTGGCACATCTTGATAATTGGAATGTCCGTCTTGAGGAGATTCCTATTCCCGATGGTTTTGTATCTGACAAGACTAACTACTTTGTTGCTCGCACTAACCCATTCAACTCTGAGCAGAACGACATTCTCGGTATCGTGGGTGAGCGTTACAACACGCTTCAGAATGAGGACTTGTTTACCTTTGGTGACAACCTGCTAGACGGTGGTGGTCGTTGGGAGACGGCTGGCTCTATCAAGGGTGGTCGTGTTGTGTTCGGTGCTCTTGCTCTTGAGCGTGAGACTGTGCTTGACCCCAAGGGTATCGGTGACAAGGTAAACACTTACCTGCTCGTCAATACCTCTCACGATGGGTCTGTGTCCATCATGGCTAGCATCACGCCTGTCCGTGTTGTATGTGCTAACACTCTCAACATGGCTATCGGTAGCGGTGTAGGGCAATGGCGTAGTGCCAAGCAGTCGTTCAAGATTCGTCACACTCAGACTGCTGAGGGTCGTGTCAATGAGGCTCGTATCGCTCTCGGTCTTGCTAACGAGTACATGGATGAGTTTGACAAGATGGCTCAGGCTATGATTGAGACTGAAGTCACTAATGACCAATTCCAGGCTATCCTGCGTGAGGTCTACCCTATGCCTGAGAAAGACGCTAAGGGTGCTATGTCCAAGTGGTCTACCAAATTGGAACTCATTGAGGATATCTACAACGGACAGTTCAACGACACGATTTCTGGTACAGCGTGGGGTGTTCTAAACGGTATCACGGAACGCCTCGACTGGTATCGCTCTGGTCGCAAGGGTAACAACGAGTCTGTGTTGGCTTCGGCTTCTGGCTTTGACCCTGCTATGAACGCAGAGAAGAATCGCATTCTTCGCATTGTTCAGAATATGACAATGGCTTCCTAGTCGGTCACTCACTGCCTCCCTTCGGGGAGGTGGTGGGGGCGCCGATCCTTTTGTATAGATATATAAACATTATTTTTCTATTACGATAGTTAAAAATATACGCCAGATTACGAAACGGTAACAATCACCCTGAAAAGTTGGTATTTGTAGCCTACACCTGTCATACTATACATATGAACGAATTAGAAAAGGCACTAGCCAAGGTACTGTCGGAGGGTCTTGCTACAATTGATAGCCTGACCGATGAACAACTAAAGGAGATAATGTGAACCAATACTATGTAGAAACCCTTGTACGGTTTTCAGGTACTGTAGAGGCAGAGACTCTTGCTGAAGCAGAAGAGCTTGGATACTATATGGAGAATCTTCAGTACGATTCCGTCGAAATTGTAGACGCTGAACTTGTATACGAAGAAGGCGATGAAGACGAGGAGGACGAAGCATGATGACTGTAGAAGAAGTAGAACGACTGGTAGGCAATGCCTTTCCCAATATGCATGTGTTTGTAGATAAGAATAACGAGATTATTATTTGTACTGGAGAGGAATCAAGTGAGCAAGCCTAAAGCAGGTGACCAGGTATGGAGGCGTATCTATCATTCCCAGGTTGCAGAAGTGTTCGAATCAGATACAGAGAACGATTACTACAAGGTAGTACTAGAGGGACAGAGACCTAAGTTTTTCTATGGTGAGCTAGCCTTTCAGAACTACCAGCGTTGTGTGCATGACCATGAGATGAAGACTATGTATTCTCAGGATTACTTTGTAAACAAGCAGTATCGGACCGTGGTAAACTAGAGTATGACTCCTACTATTTATACCAAACCTAACTGTGTACAGTGTAATGCAACTAAGAAGTACTTTGATGATAAAGGTGTAGCCTACACTACCGTCGATATTACCGAGGATGAAGAAGCACTCGATCAACTTTTAGCCGAGGGATTCAAGTCTGCTCCTGTCGTTAATGCAGGGACCCTATGGTGGAGTGGATTCCAACCAGACCTCATTGACGAATACATCGCCCTATATTCCTAATGTCGTACCCTACTGCTAAGGTTGTAATATGGAAACAGTAATTGACCTCACCTATGAGGAATGGATAGACAAGTATAAACCAATCTGTGATTTCGAAGGCAACCCTATTGCCTATGAGACCTATGGCGAAGACCTAGAGATTGTCTGTAAGCAAGACCCAGACCGTATCTGGACTTGGACAGATGGTGGTGACTACAGTGTAATCAGTAATGGATTTAGTTATGTTAATCGTCTCAACTATTACATCTGTACCGTGCCGTTTGACCCTGAGATGATTCTTCAGGTTGATTTGTATCAGATGACACTGTGCGATATGGACGAACACATCTGGGTGAATCACCAACGGTACACTGGAGTAACTGTAACTATTTGTAGCGAATGCGAGGTAGATAAAGATGACTATGAGAATTGAATTAGATAACGTATATGACGTAAACATCTGGAACGAAGGATGGCATAACCTTGACCATGGCGTAGAGGCTACAAAAGAAAATTCGCAATGGAGGTTTAGCTTTAATGAAATTATTCACGACTATGCAGGCTATGGCACAGGCGAGGAGCGAGAAGAGCTAGACATCTACATCACGCAGGAAGAAGCTGACCAGATGACTCTTGGTCTTAGTGAAGAAGATGGAGGCGACTATGCTCCCGATGAAGATTTCTGGTTAGATAGTTATTCAATCCTACATGTGTACAAGAATGTGCCACAGCGTATCGTTGACTATCTTAACAACCTTCCTCCATATGAGATGAAGCCTGTGGATAACTCCTATTGACAACTAGCCACCAACTATGATAAACTGAGGGACTATGAAAAAGTACCAAAACCATACACGAGAATTACAGGTAGCGAGGAAGATGTCTGACTTGCTATCAGACCTAAGATTAGATATAGATATGGTAGCCGTCTATATGGCAGATATGATTGGAACGCTAACTCTCAATCGTGCTATCGCTCTTATCGAAGCGACGGAACACATAAAAGAAGAACAAGGCATAGAAGTAATTAGATACTAAGGAAAATACAATGACACCATTTGATACACAATGCGAGATTCTGTCAGACCTATGGCTCAACTACCGTGACGAGGAATCAGTCATTCCCCTGTTCGAGTATTTTGATATGGGCTTCCCAATGGCATTTGCTCACAATCAGAGTATTGCCAAACTCGAACCTGTTGCTATGGCTATGGTTACTGCTTGCTGGAAAGGTGTGCTGGAATCTTTTGACCACGAGGAAGATACAGGGTTTGCTGACCTAGGCGAAATTGCAGAGATGTAGCATTCTCCTTGGCTACTCCCCTTGTTTGGGGGGTAGCTGGGGGCGCCCAGGGGCAGACCAAACACCAAACCCTATATAAACACCATTACGATCCCTTTAAAAAATACGCCTGAAAGACATTACGATCCGATTGAAAAATACGCCTGAAAGTTATTACGAAGGAGTGAAAAATATGCTTGGAACTATTTTAGATATATTAGTTATTGTATCTCTTATGGGGATATTGGCTATATATGTATATATTAATAATTGGTTCAAGAAATAACTGTTTGCATACCCCCGATTTGTGGGGGTCCGCAGGGTATTACGAAAATACCAAATTATCCCTGAAAATTAACAAATATCCCTATATATATAAACAAAATACATCATTTTCCCTATATATACAAACACTATTTGATCGTATTTTGGATAGCCAGATAGCCCAATTTGGGGTTTGGAGAGAAGAATATATGGTTTGATATCCTTGTTTGGAGGTTTGGGGGATACTAGATGTAGTGGTTTGGCATTACGAACGCCCTAGATATGGGGTCACAATTACTCAAACAAATATCCAAACACTCTATTACAGTCAGATAATAAAATAATCAGTAAGATGTATGTGGATAACATGTGGATAAACCTGTGGATAACTCCCTATTTGTTATCTATATTTAGTGTCAAAAAGGATTACGAACCACTATATATAGGAAATTGTGGGGGTATGGAAGGATCTGCTATGGGTTTATGGGGCTATGGGGATATCAGGCAAACAAGAAACCCTAGCATGTTTCTTTACTAGGGTTAATTGTATATATAGGAATGATACGGTTTTTACTTTATACCCTCGCAAATTGGAGAGACTCAATAGGAATCAAGTCCTGAGCATCCATTACGTATCGTTCTCCATAGCCATAGTCCTTACGATAGTGCTTTTCCTTGAAGGTTGCCTTATCAACATAGCCTAGAATAATAAATCGTGGATCTTCCTCTGACTTTGTTTTGTCTTCTCCAACATACTGCACAAGGATAGCAATGTCAGACTTGAACTGCCATAGCTGGTTGAAGATGAGACTTTTGAGCTGACTGGTCTTTACCTGGATAGTCATTTCATCTACGACCATATCAGATCCATTGTCTCCACCAACCAATACTGTGGTATCAACTGGATAGCCTAATGCCTGTCCAATAGCCTGCTCACCTAGATGTCCAATGATGTTAATACCATAGGATGTATTGTTACGGTCAAACATCTTATCTTCTACGCTATGCTTTTCTTTTGCTTCACGCATAGCCTTTACGAACTGTAGTGTTTCCTCTACACGTTCTTTTGATACTGTTACTTCAATCATTATGTACCCCCAAATTTAGAACGGAGTGTTACCCTTCTTCTTTGATTCCTTGATAGCATCTTTGATCTCTTGAATTACTTGCTTTGCTTCATCAATAGTAAGCTCAAGATAAACACGATTCTCGTTGTCACGAACATTAAGAGCTACATAACGAGTTGCCTTAGTATCCCTAAATGTTTTATGATAGTTGTATCCTTCTGCTGAGAATACGATGTACTCTTTCTTAATTGTCATTACTTCTCCTTATCAATCGTTCCATCCCTCATATTCAAAAGGATGCTTTGGTTTGTCTTCTTTGTATGCAATAAGATCTTTTAAGTTGTGAAATGGAATCTCCACAATGTCACAGTCTTCGTCACAGTCACAACTTAGTTTTTCTAGTAGTGCAATAATGCGTTCTTGCTCTTGTCGCACTCCAGTTTCAATGCCCTGCGTTTCAGCCTCACGGATTAGGTCAGCGTATGCGTGAGCTTTGTACTGGTCAGCGAAAGTCATTTGCCGTCCTTCCTAAGGTCTTTAAGTAATTCTGCTAACTCTTCTGAGTCGTAGTCGGGATGAGGGAAGCCTTGAAACTCCAGAGAACCAAACTTTGTAATGTGATACGCGCCACACCACACGATGCCGTCAATCGTGACTTGATAGTTCCTAGCCATTATTGTCCTTCCAGAAAAGAATAATGAAAGCACCAACAAGCGCTCCGACGGTGATTGCAACTATCACTCGTTCTCTCCCTTAATAAGATCTATAATGGCAAGAACAAATGCTGCATCACTGTCATTGAGTAGTGATGCTTCTTCTGTAAGCAATGACACTATTCGATCCTGCTCTTGTTCAATACCGCACTCTTTGCCATATTTAAATATTGATTGTGGATCATCAAGTGGTGGCTTAGTTAGTCTTTTGTTGTCCAACGCCTTGCCTCTCTCTTATCGAACTTCTCTATATAGTATTCATCTGTTTGATATTCATCGTTATAGAACGTTGCAGCTTTAACTGCTTGGCTTTCATACCTGTGCATAGATACTAATGTATTGTTTCTCTTTACAAGCCAACGTAAACTACTCATGTATAAAGTGTATAGGAGAATGGTGTGTTTGTCAAGTGTGCGTGTAGCACTTAGAACCTCTACATACCGCCGAGCTTCCGACGCTCGACCTTGTCGGTAATAGTGTATAATAGAATCATGAAATGTAGCAGATGTGGTGACAAAGCAGAGGAGCTATGGACAGACATCTGTGAACAATGCATTAAGGACATTAACCTATGATCAGCGAAGATCAAAGAAACAAACTTATAGATGAATACATGCTCACCTTTATCGACAGTTATGCAAGCATGTTCGGACACCTTCCAGATGAAGATGTTGTTCGTGTATGGCAAATAGGATTCATTAATGCCTGTACAGCATTAGGTGTAGCAATTAGATTGGAACAAGGCAATGAATGAAATATGTCAAGACTGTACTGGCGACTGCTTAATCTGTGCTAAAGACGTTAGCTAGAGATACTATTAAGTAGTTCTTCTTCTCTGTCATGCGTTCTAACCTTGTGACAGTTTGAACACACTACGTCACACTTTGCTACTTCGTCCCACGCCTTTTCTGGACCGTACTTTTTTAGTACTCGATATACGTTACCGACTTTTTTATGCCCTGGTCTGTGATCGAACTCTAACACATAGTGTGGGTACTTGACTCCGCAGTCGTAACAGCCACACTCTTCTTTATACCTCTGTAGGTCTGGGAGATGTTGTGTTATCGTCATCGCAATACAATTATATCATCATAGTATATAATTGTTATAACACTTAGGAAAGAAAAATGGACTACGTTTACGTTTGTCGTGATGGTGACAATGAAGAACTTAGATACTCAATAAGATCTATTGAAAAAAATATGCCAGAAGGAAACATCTGGGTCATCGGTGGCAAACCAGATTGGTACACTGGAAACTTTGTGCATGTTGAACAAACTAAAAAGTCATACGCAAATGTTCGTGAACAACTTAGAGTCGCATGTGCCACAGAAAAAATTAGTGATGACTTTGTTTTGATGAACGATGACTTTTTTGTAATCAATCCTGTCAAAGAAATACCAACATGGTACACAGGTACACTTGTTGATAGAATTAGATCGCTACAACAAATAAAGTCTCAGAACGCTGGCTACCTAAGACTGCTTATACTTAGTAACAATGTTATTAGAAGAACTGGTATTGCGGATCCTCTTGACTATGAACTACACACACCAATGATTATGAACAAGGAAAAACTACTTCCTATTCTGCATTCCACCGCATTGTGGAGATCACACTATGGCAACCGTTACAGTATTGGTGGAACTAAACATAGCGATGTAAAGGTTCATAGCAAGGATGTGCTTGAGGACAGAGCTAAGAATCTAATAGACATTACGAAGGAGCCGTACATCTCTGGCAGTGATTACAATTTTGAATTTTTAAAAGACATAATACTTGGTGAGATGTTTTCTGAACCATCTAGCTGTGAGTGTCTATAAGTTTATACCGTGTTGCCTTTTCCAGGTTCTTGTAGAGTGACAGTTTGCACATACAAGATCACATTTTGCTATTTCATCTAATGCAGTCTGCAAAGCTTTTGTTTGAATAATTATATTGACATTAGCAATTTTTTGAGAAGAATCTAAATGATCAAAATGCATTACATAATATGGGTAATATGTTTTGCAATCGACACACGGAGACGATTCTTTAATTTGCCTAATAATATCTTTTTTCTTTTCCCTATTCCTGCCTGTTCTTTGTCTTGTCAGTTCTTTATTTTTTTGATACCAAGCTGCCTGTGCAGCCTTCTGCTTTTCTGGATCTCTATAGGGCATAGTTCAATTGTAACACAAATACTTGAACCTATAGAATGCTGACTGTCCCCCATAAGAGATTCGAACTCCTGACCTGTGGTGTAGAAAACCATCGCTCTTCCGCTGAGCTAATGGGGGGAAATTGCTAGAGACTAAGTGTCTTAGCAAAATTATTTATGTAGTTTGTCTAAACGTTGCATACTGTATAAATTCTTTTGCAACATTCTTGTCGCAAAATTTTTCAAATCCTTCAAAGCCTGGTGCAGAGTTTACTTCACAAACTTTGTATCCGTCTTTGTCAATTAAAACATCTACCCCAGCAATCTCTAAGTTTAAAACTTTTGCAGCATTTAAAGATAGATATGAAAGCTCTTCATCTATTTCAAAAACAGATCCAGTTCCTCCACGAGAAATGTTTGCCCTGAAGTCTCCATCAGTACTTGACCTCTTCATTGCTCCAACTATTTTTCCCCCAATTACCAAAACTCTAACATCTGTTCCTGGGTGTTCGCTAACATATTCTTGGATCAAAATATTTAGGGGAGAGTTAAGGCTACTAACAAATTCCATTAACTCTTTGAGCGACTTAGCATCTTGAACTAGGTGAACGCCATTGCCATAGCTTCCACTTAAAATTTTTATAACACAGGGAAATCCAATTTGTTTTTCTACCAATGAAGCATCAACTGGAAATCTAACTAACATTGTTTTGGGCACTGGAATGTTATGCTGTGCCAAAATTTGAGTTGAATACATTTTATCCTGTGCAGCATCAATGCTATCACTTGTATTTAAAACTGGAACATGCATTCTTTCTAAGTGTCTGAGAACACTCATTGCATAGTAGCTTGTCCCACTACCAGTTCTTGGAATAACAACAGAAGGAAGCTTTACTGTTTCATTGTTTAGTATGATACTTCTTCTATCATTTCTTGTAACAATAAGATCAAAGTTGTCAACCTCTACATGTTTTATTTCTAAATCACGAATTGCTGCTTCTTCAAAAATACGATTAAGTTCATAGTCGTTCTTATTGTTTTTTGTGAGATACCAGATCATTTTATTCCCATTCACTTAAGTTCCCTAGGTAGGGATTGAACCCACGTGTACCGACTACCCTTTCTACACCTTATAAGAGTGAGGGGATACTAGGGAGAGGATAGCCTAGAGAAGACTATCTACGATAGCATATAGGCTATTTAGGCTTCCATTGTTTTCAATTACTGCATCAAAGTCAAAGTTATCTAGTGCTACCTCGGATGAATGTGGATTCACTGGTTCAACACCATTACGAGTAACTCGCCAAATTGGTCCACCACTACCTCGAATTGCAGCTGCTTCATTAATAAACCTAACATCTGTAATCACGATATTGTTTTTATGGTAGTCAAACTTTGCGAATGCTTGGCGTACCCAGAAATTCTGATGCCATAGTTCACGACCAACCTCTGTACCAAACCTTTGAATAAGTCTGCGAACTTCTGGAAACAGTGTCTTTGCCTCATCCCATCCATAAAGATCAATTACAGGCTTTAGTGTTACTGGTACTCCACTAGCAATGGTTACAATTGGATCAAGTTCGAACAGTGCTTCACGAATTGGGTCCGCGTATGCTACCCTCGTAAATTTGTGATTCTTTACCAGATAATCTGCAATGGTATCCTTACCCGTCTGTGCATAACCACTTAGACCAATAATCATTTATACTTCCCTATAGCTTGATAGCTTTTGCAAAGACGACACGAGATGCCATCTTGGATGCACTAATGATAGCAATAGGTGCTGACACTGCAAGAACTACACCAGCCCACATGCGTGGCTCTACCCAGTCCCATTCCCAGTAGTCAAGAGTGTGGAACGCATTAGCCAAAACTGCAATAGCAGCAAAGCCAATCATTCCTATAACTGCACCCATGGTCTTTTCTGGTTTTCCGTCTTCATCCAATCGAGAACCAAGAACAAGATAAGCGACCAGGAATAGCAGATACATAAGCTCTACGAAGAAGAAGAACAGTCCTGCCATCCATTCTGCTGATAAGCCTACGAACTCTGCTACAGATGTAATACCATTAAACGATACAATTGCAGACGATACAAATGCAATTACAATACCTGAAATCCATGTCCACAGAACAACTCGTTGGTCAATCTGGATCTTTGGTGCTCGCTTGGCTTCTTGTTTTTCGTACATCTCTACACGACGACGCTTAGTATTACCTGCTGCACGACTCCTAGAAGCTCGCTTTGCTTTTGGCTTTACTTCTGTTGCTCGGACCACAATCTCTGGAGGAATCTCCTCAAAGTATGATCGAGGATAACTATTTTCACTCATATTTTATTTTACCATCCTATCTTTGAATATGTAATGCCTTGAAACTATTTGGAAAATGCTCTGCTGTAAGGTCTTTCACAGCAAAAGCATATTGTTGAATCTCTACCTGTGCATCATGCTCCATACGTTGGTCTAGGAATGTCATTACTCCTTGAAGAGATACCGTCCAACGCCAGCGTACATACATACCATACGCAGGCAAGAATAGACGAGCCAATTCTGGTGCAACGCCTGCATCCATAGCCTCGTGATATAGACTTACTCCAAGACTAATAGTCTTAGCAAGCTTATCTGTCAACTCTTTGCCAATAGGCTCAGGAAGCGGATCTCCACTACCCTGCTTAGAATTCTCAGGCTTGCTACGCCACTCGTTATCCATTGGAACGTAGAACTGTTCTTGTTCTGTGATGTAACGACGAGATGATTCATTCCAGCCGTTCTGGTCATCGATGTGTGTTGATGCTACTGCATACTTCCACCACTGTCGTGCCACAAATAATGGTGCGTACACCTCAAACGTCACTGCTGCGTGACGGAATGGTGATGTATGACCTTCACGTACTAGAAATGAGAGAAGCTTCTCGTCACGATCTGAGAATTCTTCTGACTCCTTATCGTAAGATACACGAGCTGCATTTACGATTGACAGATCGTTACCCATAACATTGACTAGACTCACATATCCCTTGTCTAGTACAGGGATTGCTTTGTGCTCCGCCATTATGATACCTTCTTTAGTGAAATTTGTGGCTGGTGTCCCTCTTCTTCTCGTGTATCCCAATTATCATAGGCTACCCCGAACAGTTCACCATCAATCTCAACAATAATGTTATTTTCTTTTAGAACATCTGTTAGCCTAGTTCTTTCCTGAAGAACAATATTGGCAACAAAATCATCTACCGTTACATGATAGTGATTCTCAATTTTTGTAATATTTTCCACATATCTCCCTATGCGTAGTAGTTGTATAGCTCTAGTTTATAGCAAAATCATTGCCATGTCAAGTTAGATGAGAGACTACTTAGATCTTAGAGTGTTCATTCTGTGTGCAACAACTGTATCAGTTGGCTTACCGTCACGGTATAGTGTAATTACTGCAGCTGGATTGTCTGGAGTACCACTAACTGTTACATCTGTTCCTGGGACATTGTACGAACCATTACGGATTACTCTAGTAATCTTTCCACTTGCCATACCACCAGAGGAATTCCATGTAACCATTGATCCAACACCAATAGCCTTCACAACTAGTCTATTAGACTTTGTGTAATCTTTACCAAAATCAGCAAACAAAGCCTTATCTTTCATTCTGTTTACGATTGATCGTGACCAAGAGAATCCTGCGTCTCCACCCCATGCATCCCACATGATACGACCATTGCTAGGATTAGAAGTGTTGTAGAAGTCTTTCCCCTTCTTGTCTACCTCGTGACGAGAGAAGAATGAGTACATACGCTTTACTGTGGATAGAGACATTGCTCTGCCTGCTACGATATCTGTTGCTCTACCCCAGCCTACTGGAGTTCCTGCACCTGTAGCCTTGCCATCCTGCTTCCATTTGAGAGCACGACGTGCAGCTGACTTCATTCCAGAGTTTGGAGAATATGTCTCTGCTTTGAACATCATCTCCATGTCATCAGACATGTCTTCGTCTTCGTCTTCACCTATTGGAAGATCTGGAACCTTCTTTGCATCCATCATTAACATACCAATTGAGTATGCTGTTGGGTAGTACATTCCATCTTCTTCTTCAAAAATTCTAACAGCCATTGCTGGATTCTCTGGAGTTGACTGAACCTCGTATTCGGTTCCTGGTGTCCCATATGTTCCACCCTCTAGCATTACATGCTCAACTTGACCAACTACCATTCCTTCTACTGTCATGCCCATTACATAGTCACCCTCGACTATTGCATACTTGTGCATTTCATTGCGATGGCGACCCATTCGCTCATCCTCTTCATCCATGCCAGAGTGAGCTGACTTAGGGTCTATATTTCCTTCGCTAACATTGATAGCATAGATTTGGTTAGCAGCTTCTTCAGCTGTCTTGTGGCAACCCATTACGGTTCCATCGTCTTTTAGGGCAGGGTAGCCTGAGCAACCGTATGATCCCTTTTCTCCTACATGATATGGCATATAAATATTATAGCACTAAAAATCCCCCACACAGGATTCTACCTGCAGAAGGCACGGTCTTTATATATTCAGGGTAACTAATCCATCCTAAGAGCGAGCCTGTATGGGGGACACTTATATTATATCACTAAATATTATTATGGTAAAATTAAGATATATAGAATTGGAGTAACATGGCAAGAATTGCCTTCCTGGGAAACTTTAGAGTTAACTATTCCACAGAAACACATCATACAGAAACGCTAGAGTCTATGGGACATGATGTCCACAGATTACAAGAAACTGAAGCTGGCTCAGAAAAAATATATAGAGTAGCTTCTAACTGTGACCTGTTCGTTTGGGTACATACTCATGGATGGCATACCCCTGGAAGAATGGGGATGGAAGAAGTGCTAAAAAAACTAAAAGCTCTTGGCATACCAACAATGACATATCATTTAGACCTATGGTTTGGTCTTAAGCGTCAGGACGATCTTGAAAATGATCCATTCTATAAAAACATTGGTCACTTCTTTGCTACAGATAAACTAATGGCTAACTGGTTTAATGAAAATACAGAGGTCAATGGACACTTCCTTCCTGCTGCTGTGTTTGCTCCCGAGTCGTATATCCATCCAGATTACGATGGCACTTTTGATTACGATGTTATTTTTGTTGGTAGTAGGAGATATCATCCAGAGTATCCATACCGTCCTCAGTTAATAGACTTCTTGCGTAATACTTATGGAGATAGATTCCTACATGTTGGTGGAGATGGAGACACAGGTGTTGTAAGAGGTGACGATCTGAATCGAATGTATGCTCGTAGTAAAATTGCAATTGGAGACACTCTTAATATTAACTTTACGTATCCATACTATTCTTCAGACAGATTATTTGAGTCTACTGGGAGAGGTGGCTTCACAATCTACCCCAATATTTTTGGGCTAACCGAGTATTTTAACAATAAAGAAGAGATTGTTTTTTATGAGCATGGCAATCTCCAAGAGCTTAAGACTAAGATTGATTACTATCTTGAGAATGAGTCTGAACGTGAGAGCATTCGTATGGCTGGGTTCAAAAGAACAAAGTCTAATCACACATACACCAATAGATGGGAAAAGATTATTAAGGAGCTTAGCCTATGAAGTACAAGGCATACTCAATATCGCATGGAGAACATGGATTTGCTGACGATAAATGGGATTTTGGCTTTATCAAAGAAGCCTTTGACAGAAACAATGTGTTGGTAAAACAAGTTAAGTCTCTCCCTAAAGTAAAAAAAGCTTTTGTAGTTGCACCTGGATTTGAGTGGACAGGGGCAGAAGAAGAGTTAAACAAAAACTTAAACAATATTGAGAAGGTTGTTTTGTTTATAACTTCAGACGAGCTTGGAGTGTTTGACGTAGAAAAGATTGTTCATCCTGACATAAAGATATGGGTTCAGTATCCGTATGAAAAGCACAGCAACTATTATAAAATGCCTGTTGGATCCCCTAGTAGGATTGTTGACTTTGTTCCAGAATACCCTGAAAAAATATACGACTCATTCTTTTCTGGTCAGATAACTCATAGCAGAAGAAAAGAACTTGCAGAAATTATGCCTAATCTTAAAAATTCTTTATTCAATCCTACAGAAGGATTTACCCAGGGCTATGGACCAGAAGAGTATTATAGACTTTTGTCTCAGTCTAAGATTGTTCCTTGCCCTGCTGGTGTAGCATCCATTGATTCATTTAGATTCTTTGAAGCAATAGAGATGATGGCTATACCTATTGGTGATACAAAAAGTTCATCTGATGAGTCTTTTGATTTCTGGACCTTTGTGTTTGGAGAAAACGATATTGTAAAAACAGACAATTGGAAGATGCTCCCGAAAATAATGAGAAAAACTTTGGCAAACTACCCAACGAATCTTCATCAAATTGTTTCCTGGTGGATCAAGTACAAGAGAGACTTTGCAAACAAAATTATGGAGCAGATAAATGAAGATTGAAGACGTAACAATAGTTATCCCAACATCTGTTAGTCCTATACATCCTAGTACTGAAATTATTGATGCCGTGATATCTGGTGTTAGAAAATACTTTCCAAACAACGAAATCATATTACAAATAGATGGTCTCAGAGAAGAGCAATCACATCGTAAAGATCAGTACGACGAATACAAAAGTCGTGTGCTATGGAAATGTTTGCATGAATGGAAGAATGTTCTTCCTATAGTCTTTGAAAGTCACGAGCATCAGTCTAATATGATGTCGAAGACTATTGATCTTATCAAAACACCACTAATGCTTTATAATGAAGGAGACATCGCACTCCAGGATGATCTAGATGTAGACTGGCAAGAGGTCGTTAACATGTTCAATAATGATAAAGCATATACCGTTCGATTCTATTCGTATCATTATAAAATAGAAGAGGCTCACAAACACCTAATGCTTGAGCAAAAAGGAAACTATGTTAGAAGCTTTCAGTGGAGCCAGCAGCCACACATATCTCGTGTAGACTATTACAGAAATGTAGTTCTCCCAAACACTACCCCCAATCTATTCATTGAAGATAAGTTTTATGGAAAGATATTTGCAGATTGCCATGAGACTTTGGAAAGATGGAGCGAGCACAGACTTTGGTTATACAATCCACCAGGAAAAGATATTAGGATAGTTAACAACTTAGATGGAAGAAAGGGTCTTCGAAAGTTTACAAGTGATGACGAAGCCTGGGGACTTACTGAAGCATGAGAATAGGTATCATAGCTAGGTGCGACAATACTGGTCTTGGTAATCAGACAAGAGAACTTGTAAAGATGCTAAACCCTAGCAAAGTTATGGTTATTGATTTTTCAAGTCACAACCCTATTAAACAGGACCCATCTATCTATGACGAATATAACACATACAGGGTTGATGGAATATTTACTGATGAACAGGCAAAAGAATTTCTTCAGGATCTAGATGCTGTCATAAGTTGTGAGACATTTTATAACAATAACTTGCCACGGATAGCAAGAGCTATGAATGTTAAGACATATCTTCAGTATAACTATGAATTGTTTGGCTACTTGTCTGATAGAACTATTGCATTACCAGATGTATTACTGTCTCCAAGTTCTTGGTACTTCGATAAGATGAATCAGAAAGTTGGTCACTTGGTTAATGCTATTTACCATCTACCGCCGCCAACTACACCAGAATTATTCGATAAGGCTAAAGAGTTTAACCTATCCAAAGATCACAAAAGGATTTTACACATAGCTGGAAAGCCTGCTGCCAAAGATCGTAACGGAACTATGGACGTAATAGAGATGCTGAGGCACTCTAAGGCTGATTATGAGTTAGTGGTGCATACACAAGTACCCCTAAAAATTAATCAACAAGATAGTAGATTAACAATCATTACTGACAATATAGAAGAGCGTCAAGACATGTATTCTGGCTATGATGCCATGATCTTGCCTAGAAGATACGCTGGTCTCTGTCTCCCAATGAACGAAGCATTGCTCAGTGGTCTCCCAGTATTTATGACAGACATATCTCCAAACAACAAAGTCCTTCCAGAGGAATGGCTAGTTCCTTCTCACGACTATGGATATATCAAAACAAAGACTCGTGTCCCGATGTTCCAGGCAAACATAAAACAGCTTGCTGGAACAATAGATGACTATATAAATAGCAATGGTAAGCTCCAACAAAAAGAAAGAGCTTACCAAATTGGCTACGAGAACTTCTCTCCAGATGTTCTCAGTAAAAAATATGAAGTTGTATTTAATCGTTCTCGATAGTATTCACTGGCAACAGATCAATCAGCTTGTCGTAACACTCCCTGTACTTCTGTGACTGCTCCTTAGTTGCACTCTTTGCTAGTGGCATCTTATCTGCTACTGCAAGGAACTCAACCACAGTCTCTTGTGCTTTCTGGATATACTCAAATGCTGAGTCCCTTGAGTCTGTCAAGAACTTGATGAATGAATCATTTGGGTTTGGAACAGAGTTCTTTTGAAACTGTTCGTAAAGCTGCTTCATTAGCTCTCCCTTGTCCAACTCAGCCTGCCAAGCTTCTGTCTCTAGCTGTTTGATCTTCTTAACTAATACGAATGAGAATGTAGTAGACACAACCATTATGATTGATAGAACTACTACAACTATTTGATCTAATGTCATTATGCTACCTTCTGTTGATTATAGTAATGGGCTACCCAGAAATATTTGCAGTCTGGACAGCATGGCTGATTATATTCATCAGTAACTGCATCCTCAAACTGTGGGTAAAGAACCTGATCCTTCAGGAATAGGTTAGCCTTGTGTGTTGTTGTTACATAGTTCATTAGAACACTGTCAGACATCCACTCTGGGTTCTTGCTACCCCACTGGTCAGCCTTTTCCTTACGTAGTTCAAGCAGATTGCTGAGGTTTTTATCAGTCTTAATACCCCTGTCGTCTGCCTCAACAATCATTGCCTGAACATAGTTCCATAGTGCAAACTCGTGATCACGCCACATCTTGACTGCAGGATGATTTCTCCATGCAGCCTTTGGGTCATCGCTAGACAAAACCTTTAGGATTTGGTAGCACTCTAGAATCTGCTTATTGAGACGTTTTGAATCTAACTCTTTGGCAGACTTCTGGAAGCTTGCATATGGAAGGAACGTTTGCACTTACTCAATTGCCTTTCGTGTGATCTGAACAACTGCACCATTATCCTCTAGTGCATATTTTACTTTGAATAGATATCTTACTGCTTCAATTTTGCCATCATAGTCGAGTCGCATAAATGCATTCTCGTCGGCAATAATCTCTAGAAACAATAATACACCATTGTCACTGTGTTCCGCAATACTGATTCCAAAATTTTTTGGAGCAGTAATTGAGTGGACTGCTCTACGCATTTCATTTGTATAGAAACTAGTCATTAGTTAGATTCCTCCACGTTTCTGCCCAGTCTTGCTTAGACCTATGAGAACTAAACTCTTTAGAGATCTTTCCATTCTCTAGATAAACTCCACCCCAGACTCCCCACTCTTTATTGGAGACACCTGTAGCAAAGCACATTCTTCGCACTGGACATTCTGAACACATTTTTTCTACTGCAAGTCTAAGACCTTCATTCTCTTCATACTTATCAAAGAAAATGTTTGTGTCATAGCTTAGGCATTTAGCTTCGTCTCTCCATGTGTTGTCACTTTGCATCATCCCTCACAAACTTGGATGGGAGATCCCAACCTTTTGCGGTCAATGGGTATGCTGTGGTGACAAACCACTTATCATTACGATACGCACCGTTAGGCTTTGTCCAGCCTGATGGAGACTCTGCATAGTGGATGATATCCCATCCGTTCCAATGTAAAGAATCATTGTCTTCTACAATGGATTCTGCAACCTCTAGAGAATTAATCTTCATCACTAGACTCGCTTTCTGTATAGATCACTTTTTTGATTTGTGTTTCTTCTATTACTATCTGACAACGATCACAGGGCTTGCTGTTTCTATCTTCACCAGCACGATTAACTCTTGCTACGTAAAGAACAGCCCCCCTTACATTCCAGCTAGCATCTCGGATAGCCTCTACTTCTGCATGTACTGAGCAATGCTTTTTGATGTGCTCAGGTGATACGATGTAGGGACTATTCCTATCTTTGTTAAAGCCAGTGCCAATTACTCTACCGCCCTTAACAACCACCGCACCGTGCTTTCTACGAGACCTCGATTTTGAGGCAAAGTATCTTGCAACAGATAGGTAAGCATTTTCACTGTTACTCAGGTCGTACTCCATTAGAACTTGTAGATTCCGACTTCAACGTCAAACGACTCAGCCTCTTCTACAAGTGCATTCTTGGTTTCATTCGGAAGACAAAAGAATGCCAGGTAGTCCATTTCACTAATTGAGTTTTTGATATCTGAGAAAGGTCTGTTGTTGATACGAACACGAATACCCATAGACTTCATACTGCGTTCCGTAATGTTTACAAACTCTCTAGCAAAAGAATTGATGTTTGATGGTCCAGCAGAATAGATTACGAGTTCCTTGTCGTCACTCTTATTCATTTCTGAAAGCACTACACGCATGGCTCTAAGGAAGATATCGTAGTTGCCAAAGCCTCTACTTCCATTTACCGTTATTTTCACTATCTAATCCTCTTGTTAGTTGCTCAATAATAAATATCAGCTTTTTTAATTCTACATCATTCATGGTCATTGTGTCAAGTTTGACAACCGTCTCTTTGTCTATCTCTTGACCGTCAAAGTCTGCACGATACACTGAGTTGTCTGCAATCCAGTAACCCTCGTCTTCAAGAATAAGTATTCTTGGATGTACCCTATCAAAGTAGTCTGTTGATTGGGTCTTCATCTCTCTCAGATCATGGTCTCGCTGTATCTGGTAAAGATCACCGATCATCTGTAAAGTTCTAGACTGGGTTGTAAAAACTGTATTCTTTACAGTGATGCTCTTGCTAGCATTAACTAGCTTATAGATTATGTATATTGGGATAACCAATAAGATAATTAGCAAGTATTCCATGTTGCCTCTTATTAATTATACTTGATCTTGTTTGAAATGGTCGATGATATTTGTCAATACCGTTTTTTCAAAATCTGGCAATACAGAGACTGCGACCTCATTCTCACACTGCTCTGTAGGGAAAACAAGTGGATCGTTAGAATCATCATTGTACTTTAGATCAATAAATCCCTTACTCCAGAGAGTCATAACTGTGGAGGCAATCTTATCCTGAATTAGTTTTGAAAGTCCTGGTGCAATGGTTTCTATTTCTGGTGAGAAGCTAAAAAGCATTTCGCCACTTTCAATATCCATTCCTGCAGGCTCTACTGCCCCAATAAGTATAAGTTTTTCAAACATCTTATCGTTACGACTAGTCATTAAAGCTCTCCCTTAACTCGGTTTTCTCCAGTTAAAAAGCTACGCTCATCTACTGTTTCAAAAGCGAATGACTTCATGCCTTCAGTGTTCTCAAACTTATTGTAGTGGTGTCCACAGAACAAAAGCTCACCAGTAACTCCAGTTACCTTTACATAGGCAGCAGCACCACAAGAATCGCAACGATCATTTAATGTGAGCTTGCGAACTTGTTCTTCTTCTACCTTAGTCTCTTCCATTACTACCATTTTACACCTCTTACTTATCAGTTGAATAAAAGCCATTGCCATTAAAGGAAATGCCTACATTAGAGTATAGCCTTTTCATTACAGTATTGCAAATTTCGCACATGGCTGGATCAGAACTTTGAGAAGCAGGTCTCACTTCTGTAACTAATTCATCACATGTCTTACATAAAAATTCATAAACTGGCATTATGGTTTCTCTTTCTGTCTTTCAAAGACTACTGCTTTTAGTGGTGCAACGTTGTCATGGTAATATCTCCAGTCCTTTTCGTCCCACCCTCGCTTAATAGCGTATGCCTCAGCTACATCGTATGAGCTGCAGTAGATTATAAAATTGGCTCTAGTGTTTGAGCCGTAGAATGGCTTTTCCATATTTAATTATACCATTGTGTCCCATCTTGGAATCGAACCAAGCCTCGTCAGGAGCCACACCGTTAATCTAGTTCTATGGGACTTGATGGATGTCCAGCATCACTGGGTTTCTTACCAAGGGTTTAGTTGCAACATACCCCAGTTCACCATCGAGCCGCTTGTCAGAATCGAACTGACGACATCCATATTACAAGTATGGTGCTCTACCAACTGAGCTAAAGCGGCGAGGGAATGGAGAGAATCGAACTCTCACCGTCAGTTTGGAAGACTGAGGCACTACCATTATGCAACATTCCCAGACCCTGCCCCAGTGAATGGTTCTTATGAGTCATGCTAGGGGCAGGGGGTTTTTATTATATCAGAATTTTGAATACAGGGCAACATGGATCTCCGCCCTCTTCCCAATCCTGCATCTCATCATCGGTCATATATGGATCACCGTCATGAGTATGACAAAATCCTTCGCTAATCCATCCCTGGTCAATACCAATTTGTGCCCAGTCGTTGAATTCCATTTTAGCCATTAG